GTGATATGTGCCTTTGCCTTTAGTAATATATGAATTCACACGAGCCATACCCCACTGCTGTGGTGTAGTTCCTGGACGATGACCAGTTCTCCAAGCAGCGACGCCTCTAGAATACACTTTCTTCAATGTTCCTAAAGAAACTCCTGAAGCAGCAGCCTTCTTTGCTAAGGCTGACTCTGATTCGTCTAGCTCATATTCTTCATTTTGTGCTGATTTAATTTGCTCTCTAGTTGGAGCACCCTTTGATCCTGGCTTCCTCATTTTTTCACCAGAACCAGCCTTGATTCTGGCACGCTTGGCGTGGATATTAGCCCATAAACCCTTTCCGCCCTCTAAAAGGTCAGCGTCTAATTCGGTGGCGTATCCACCAGCTATGAAGGAGTTAACTCGGTCAAAACCAAACTGTTCAGGGTTGCCTGTGAACGATTCGTTCCAAAGGTTGTAGCCGCGAAGGTAGATCTGTTCTAAAACCGCAATCGAGTATCCAGAGCTTTGTGACTTCTTGTACAAAGCTAGTTTCTGCTTATCATTCAATTCTACCATCGGAGTTTCCCTTTAGGCTTATCCGTTTATGTTTATGCGAGTTTGCCGATAGCCTTATCGCGGTTTACTATTATTTATAATAAAACTTATCTTGAAACTTCTTCCCAGTCCATAGATCCGTAGACACTCTCACCATTAGTTTTGGCTGCCAACACAAGAGAGATTTCAAACGGCGTTCCCGTAAAACTGTTTCTTTCTAGCTGAAATTTAAATAGTGCTTCTTTGAGAATATCCACAGACGCGCTGGTGCTTGCCGTTGATGTAAAGTAACCAGATGCAAGGGTTCTGCCACCTGAAGTGCCAGTGCCTGTTATGTTATATTCAACAGCACTATCATCACCTGCACTTACCCATGTTCCGCCTGTTGTAGTGGTGCTTGCTCTTACCTGCCAGTTGAAGTTACTTGCTGTGTCAGCGATACAAGATAATGCAGTAAGAATTACTACAGCATCTAGTGAGGTTGCTTTTAGTCTTAATGAAACAATTGGGTAAAATGTTCCTGCTGTAGCCAAACTACGTGCCGCAGTTATTGGAGTACCTATTGCTTGCTGCGAACCTCTAAGTTCGTATCCACCTTCAGAGATTACAGATGAGCAGACTTGTTTCATTAAGCTGCTATTAGCAGTTGTTCCTGTGTTTCTAATTTCGTAACGAACAGGAAGTGAAGCAGTCGTCATGTAAGTAGATGTAATGTAATTTGCATGGTGAAAAGAGTGGCAATGAATTAACTTACCATCAATAACAAAACCACAACGAACTGAACCAAGACCCAACCATTCAATATCATGGAATACGATCTGCGCCTTTGACATATCCAATGTTGCTTTAGAAGGACTAGATGCAACGTTGCCTAGTAGAGTATCAATGTTCCAATTTGCCTGTTCTGCTCTTATTTCGACTACATTACCGTTTGAATATGAACGTTCAACAAACGCAATATTGGTGCCATTAGCTTCCAAATAGATACCGTTGTTATTACCAAAGTAACCAACTCTTTGTCTTAGGTTTGCCTTTGGTGGTGACATAACAACTGTGTTTAATATCTGCAATGACTTACCAGGCTGATACGAAAACACCTTGGTTGTTTCTCTAATAATTTCAGCACCAGAAGTTGTCGGTAAATTGAGTTCAATCAACCCTGCATTAGCATTAAAATTATATGTTGTTCCGGCTGAGTTTGATGTTGACCATAAACCGTTGTCTTTATAACGATGTGAAGAATCAAACAACGTTAGTGGTTGTGAAACTCTTGAACGACCAAATGCGTCAACAGCCATACCTGTAGGATTTGATGGACCTACCAAGTTGCCATATTGATCTGCAAGCATGACAACTTCAAATATTGTTGTTCCATCTTTTAAATATTGGTGAGTATCTTTACGAAATTGTGCCATGTTTACTTTGCTCTTCTTTTAAGCGCGTCTATTAATAAAGGATTACCATTTTCGTCATAGTCCCAATAAGTAAGAGCTTTTTCTCTACTCATTTTTGGTTGGTACTCTTTGAAACCAATAATTTTAGATAATTTGTTCTGACTATTACTTAGTTCTTTTGATAAAGATTGACCTGTTTGATCTGATGCTACGGCATTAGTGTCTGCATATCTGGCAAGTTCGTCATTTGTTGCAGCAGGATTACCGCTGTTAAACCCTAAACCACCAACAGCTGCTGTTGTTGTTTCATTTAACTTCATGCCTTTTCTAACATCATTGTACATAGCAGTTTTGTTTCTATCACTCATTGAAGATGGAGCCATAGACTTAAATGCGCCTACGTTTTTACTCTTAGCAGCATCTCTCATTTTAGAGGCTGAATAACCAGCAACGCTTTCACTCTCATCTCTTGCGCCTCCAGCTTGAGCAAAGTTAAGTTTCATGTCATAGAAACCATGTGGTCCTTTTACGCCATTATATTTCTTAGCCATTTCTCCCATCGCGTCTCTATCAGACCCACCTACAATAGTTACTTCTCTGTGCCCTTCATTATATGCTCTGCTCAAATGGTGAAGTAAGTTAGGTTGTGCTGGTGAAGATGTACTAAAATTTACCCCAGGAAAAGCACTTCTAGCATGCTTTAATTTTTGCTCTGCAGTTAATGGATTTTTCTTTGGATCATGGCTGTGAGAAAGTATTATCTCATGATCTGCATTGTTACGCTTTGCTTCATCAGCTACCTTTTTAACAACAAGACCATGACCTTGATGGATTGGATTCATTCGAACAAAAGAAATAACTTTGGCTTCATCTAAAGATTCCGCCATGGCTTGTCTCTCTTTAGCTAGTTGACTTTGTTTTCCTTTAAGGAAATTTTGCCTAGAAAACTCTTCACGGTCAACAAACTTAGTCATGTTACCTTTCTTATCAACAGCAACACCGCCTTCTGGACCAGTAGCCTCTCCACCGATAGAGTGCATAAAAGGGTTATTTTTAGCCATTACATTAGTCAATACATTCTTGGCAGCTTGTAAATGGCCATGAACCTCTAATGCTTTCTTAAAGTGTGGTAAATTATCAGTAATTTGTTTTACCAATTTGGCATGGTCTTGGATTTTCTTTTCTTTTGCTGCAGGAGTTTTAACCTTATCAACTTCTTTTTTAGACTTTTCAGCTAAATCAGCAAGATAACCTTCAATTGATGGTTTACCACCCTCGCGCACCATTTTGTTAACATGCATTTCTAATCCAGGACCATGCCCCTCAATAGCATCCATAGCTTCAGGCTTCATACCAGAATATGCTTTTCTTACATTAGCAGAATGATTCAAGAAAGCTTGCTGCTCTTCAGCAGTATAGTTTTGCGGATTGACGTCAATTGTTGGGTCAATGTTATGGACATCCGGATGATTTCTAAAAGTATTTCTAGACTTTTCATCTAAAGCAGAAGCACCCATAGACTCTAACTTTTTACCACCGGAATACTTGGTATGTACCACAACACCAAGCTCAGCATTTTTCATTTGAGAGCCATGTTCACTGTCATTTGGCGCTGAGTAAGTGATAGTATTAGGTGTAACACTGCGCATACCATTTTTTTCTGTTACATCACCCTTGGTGTACATCAAGTCACCTTGATAAACGCCACCATTTCTTGGCATGATTTTAGGTAGGTGATCTAGTGCACCTTTTAGTTTCTCGACCAATCCAGGAGCATGACCGTGATTACGTTCGATATCTTCAGGAGTGTAGTTTATCTTAGGATCTTTATTGAAAGCAGACTTAGAAGCAACGAAAAACTTACCAGTTTCTGGATGTGTTCCAAATACAATTGATGGCGAACCATCATATTTTGTGGTTACCATGGTAGAATTATTTCTGCCAAGCAACTTGTTATGCACATCTTCTAAATGTTGAGCAGCAATACCTACACCCTCATGACCGCCATGAATAACCATGTCTTCAAGGTGAGTAAGATGCTTTAGTTTTTTCCCTTGTTCTTCTATATCTTCTAGGAGAAAATTTGAAAAGTTAATCATTACGCATGTCCTTGATAAATTTCGTGGTCGGCATGAACCTGTCTACCAAACATCTCATTGCTTATTTTTTTAGGTTCTGCTTGTGGTTTGTTTTCTACTTTTGGATTAGACTTAATTACGGGGTTAACTGGTGGCCTAGAGGTAGATTTGTCCCACATATGAACGCCTCTACGATTAACTGCAGTGTTTCCACCAGCTGGTGAAGAATCAACAACATAACTTACTCCATGCCCTGAAGGACCACTTAATGAAGTTGATATAGAACCAGGATTAGAAGTAATTTTGTATTGACCGTAAGATGATTCAAAATGTGAATCAAAATCGTTTTCTGCATCTGATATTTCAGAAACTCTTTCTGGCGCGCCTTTTTTAATTTCACCAGAAGTACTTTTCCAAGTATTTAACCTTACAACTGGCATTTTACTTTGATCTCTTCCTATATTTAATGTTTTCTTTAGAAAAGATCTTATTTTTTCTTTATTTTCCGGAGTTTGGACGTTCATGATGTTAGCCATGTGACGACCTAAAGAAACATTTGTAGCTCTTTTAGCTATTTCAGTTCTGCTGTCTCTTAATTCTTTGTATATGTTCGCAAAAGTTTCTCTGTCTTTATCATTAGCATACATTGATTTGTTTTTTTCTTCTGAAGCTTTTTCAAGATATCTAAAAGCATCTTTTGTTTTATCTGAGTCTTTAAGTAGACTTATATTACCATTTTTATCGTAAGAAAGTTTGTTTGGAGAAGAGATACCATTTTCGCCAAAATGCCTTTTTAAAAACGGTTCATATTTTTTTAATATTTTACCGTGTGCTAATTTAGCAGCATTTTCTGCTTTTTCAGAATCTGCTTCAAACGAACCAGATTTACCTGTTATATTTTTATATTCATCATCAATTTGTTTTGAAAATTTACCAAGACCAGAATTAAATAGTTTAGATTCTGATCCAGATTTTAAGCTTACTCCAAAATATCCATTTCCGAGATTTTTGTGACCATGCTCAACTACAATATCTGAATTATTCGTTTCGTCTTCTACGCCAGTTAAATTTTTGATATCATTTTTATTTGCTGTAAAATGTACGCCTTTTATGTCTTTAATGCCATTTTTGTGCAAATGGTCTATTAAATGAGAAGCTCCATGTAAAGCATGCTGAAAAATATCTTCATAATTATCTTTATCAGCAGCGTTTCCTAGTTCATTGTGAAGATCTTCAGCAGTTTTATTATCACTGTCTTTAAATTGAGGCATATGCGTTAGTGAATACATATGACTGTTTTTCATTTTTTGCGGTTTGTTTATAGCTTGCATAGCCATATTATGCGCAGTATCATGACCCTTACTAATATTTTTTTGGTAAACTTTAGCATAATGATTAACTAATCCACCAACTAGAACTTCATGAAGTTTTCCATATTGATTCTTATTTAATTTTTCTTCAAGCAAAAAATTAGAAAAATTTAACATCATTTAGAACCTTTCTCTTTAGGAGTAGCTGAATATCTAGTTACTTTGACATTACCAGTTTCAGGATCATGTTGAACATGGTGACCGTGAAATGCAACATCTGGAAATTTCTTTTGTAACTTCAGCATACCATTAATATTGTCTATAGAGTCATCGTACAAGTGAACTTCTTTTAGCCCTTCTTTTTCGATGGCTCCAGCTATATGAGCAGCCTTTGTATCAGCTGGCTTTCCTTGTGTATTCCCAGCTCTGCGTACGTGAACACCAGAACCTGGAGTGATGTCGATACCATATTTACCCATTATCTGAGCAAACTTTTCTTTATCATCTAAGTCGCCGCGAGCAGTTAACATCTCGACGTTGGCGCCATTCTTTTTCATTGCTTTTAGTTTAGCAACCATACCACGGATAGGAGTAGCCGACTGATCGAATAGATCAGAGCTTCTAAACTCGCTAAAATCGTAGCTGTGATCAGGGGAGAGTTGATGTGAGTTAAATTCTTGGTTTGTTAAAGTTCGAACTCTACGACCAGAAGAGTCTTTAACGTGGACTCTTAACTTATTGTGATCGTGCGCGAAAAGGGTTTCGTCTATGTCGAAATAGTGTTTAGCTTTTCTGTTTTTAACTGAAGGTTTAGAAACAGCTTCATTTATCGATAAAAAATGCTGAAATTTTAACATCATCTGACCCTAAATATGCTTTTAGATATTTATTAAAATAAAAAAGGCGAGCCTTTACAGACTCGCCGTTAAATAGATAAAACATGTGTCGAGCGGAACCCCACCGATACTCTCAACTATTCCATGTGACCCTCATATAAGCCTCTTGCCTCTTGTACGCTCTTTCGTCGTACTACATGTTTTAATCATGAGTATATTTAGTCAAATGACAACTTGAACACGGAAAAAATCCGGCGTCCAACCATCAAAACCACCACCTAAATTAAGGTGGCGAGAAAAAGACTTAGCCTCAGTCTTATTCATAAAACGCTTAATCCAGATCTTTTCCTTAGTTTCCGTACGATGCTCATACACATCGTATACAGGACAATTCGCTGACGAATTCGGATGCAGCAGAAGATCTTCTTGAACTCGATAACCCATAATTTACTCCTTCACCTCAAATGCCCAATGAGTAGTTAACCAATCGTAAATGCAGTTTTCTTCAGTTATAAATTCATGATCCGGACCAAATTTTTCAGTCATTTTTCGACTCCAAAACTCCCAGTATTCTTTGATGATGTCATCTTCCGTTAGGATAACTTCTTTAACTTGATCGTCTTCGTCAGTAAGTTCGGTGTACTTAAATTTTCTCAATAGGATCCTCCACTACAGAAACATTATATCCACCAATCGATTCAGCCCAAAAAATTGCTGCTTGAGAACTAGAAGTTCTAACAGTTGACTCATAGATATATGAGCCGATATTATATCTTACCGTATATTCTTTCATCTATTCAACATCCTAAAACAATACCAAAAGCTGTTCGTTTGTCTACACTCAGTCCAAAAATTGTATTCCATCCAAAATGCGAAACCAATAATACAAATAAAAGCTGTTATTGCAAGATAATATTTCACTTGAACCCCTCAAACTTCGCTTTGTCAAACTTAGGTTTTTTTCGATTACGCTCATAATCCTGCTGACCAAATTCAGTATTGTCCATCACAGGTCCGTCCATAATATCCTCCTGCGCCGACTGCTCTACATCATAGAGACGCATTTTGCTACGATCAACCCCAAGAACAAACCGACGATTAGTGCTGGGATCATTGTATCGATTCTTAAGCTGCTTAACCATAATTTGGCCGAGCTCTTCCAATTCCTCGGATGTGGTGAGCGCAAACATAAAATCAGCTGTGGCTGGGAGTCCAAAGGATTCCGATGTATCTTCCAATCCCACGTCGCTGTTCGAATATCCGCTTCGAGTTGTTTGAGTCGCAGAGATGACAGGAACATTGTGTTCCACTGCCAACCCTCGTAACTCTTCTGCGATTGCTTTGACAAGGGTATAAGAATTGACGTTGGCTCCATTGCGAATCCTCGATGACATACAGATGTTAAGATAGTCGATGTAGATTACATCAGGTATAAAATTTTTCTTGATCTTCAATTCGTTGATGAGATGGCGGAAGTTAGCAGAACCAGCACAAGCAGTGGGATATTCCTTGATAACCAACTTACCCTTGACCTTCTGCTTCAACCTTTCCATTTTCTTATCATAAGCATCTTTCGGCAATACCTTCAGGTCGTCAAGTGTAACGTCTAGAAGGTTTGCGTCGATACGCTCGGCAATACGCTCTTCAGCCATTTCCATCGTGATATAAAGAACGTTCAAACCAGCAACCATATTGGCAGCTGCGAAGTGACACATGGCCAACGACTTACCAACACCAGTACCTGCAAGGATGATATTCAAAGTTTTTCTTGGCAACCCACCTTGCGTGATCTTGTTGAAGTATTCAAGATCGAATGGAGTGCGCGATTCTTTTGTATGATAAAACTCGAAACGAGCATCGGCATCAAGGATGAAGTCATGACCAATATGCGCATCGAACGACACACCCAAAGCATCAGACAAAATTTGAGGTATAGAACCTTTCGAGAGCTTTCCTGTTTTGTCGTCAATGATTTGAATTGAATGCATCAAAGCATTATAGATTGCTTTTTCTTGACAAAACTTTTCAGTTTGATCAACCAACCAATCCAGCTTGGTCTCATCAGGTTGGATATCCTGAATGATACTCTTACACTTTTTGAAAGTTTCTTCACTGACACCACTTTTGTCAGTGAGATCGATCGCAAGTGCTTCTTTAGAAGGAAACGAATTGTACTTCTTTACATACTCTTCAATTAGGTTAAAGATAACTTTGTTTTCATATTCAGGGAAATATTCTTCCTTGAGGAATGGGATTACCTTTCTGCCATATTCCTCGTTTGTAACGAGATTGCTGAAGATAACCTGTTCAATCGCCATTTAAACCTCTTTGAATATTCTATAATTTTTATTAATTCCAAGAACAAAGTTTTCAGCAGCATCTTCTACGTATTGAAGAGATTTGCTAGTAAATAAACAGCTGTGATCATACTCTTCATTTACAAAAAAGTCAACACCATAACCTCTATCCTGCATAAAAACAGTTGCCTTCTTGGCACCATCATCACTATAGTAGTTAGAAATTTCAATCTTCTGTTTCATCTTCATCCCCCATGATAGAGCCAATAGCAATCTTATAACGATTTTCAATATACTTGGCAAAGTCTGTTGTGTTAAACATGTTAATCCAAAACTCTTTACTATCAACAATTTCTGAAGCACGCATGTTCGGTGCCTTAATCTCACCAGTTTCTCTGTCGACTAAAGCATACCAACCATTTTTAGGCTTAACAATATATCCACCATCCAGAGCAACATCCAACAAACCAGACCAGCGATTAATGCCACCTTCAAATGAAACGGTAATTGGAATCTTAGACTTTTCTTTAACATATCTGCTCTTTTCTATATTGATGACGAAATGGTAGCCATTGATACCATCAGCGTCCTTGTCCTGCTGACGACCAAGAATCCAGATATTATCAGAACCATAGTAAGAACCAGTACCACCACCAACGATATCCTTGGGATACAAACCGATTTCCTTATAGGTGTGGTTGATCACGACCATAGGAATGTCCTTGAGAGACAGGTGAGGAGTGATCATACGGAACAATGACTTGAGCTGCTTTGCTCTAGACATATCGGCAACAGACTTACCGTCAAGTGCATCTTCAACTTCTTTCTTGGAAGCAAGATTACCAATTGAGTCAATAACAATCATAACACGATCATCGCGACCTAGCTCTTTCATCTGAGCCATGATGTCAAACTTGAGTTCTTCAATGTCTGTGATCGGAGTGTGAATTACTGAGTCAAATGGAATTTTAAAAGTCTTGAAGTAATCTTGTGGAGTACCAAACTCCGAGTCATAGAACAGAACGATACCGTCAGGATACTTCTTCAAAAAAGCAGAAGCAAGAAGCAAAGCAAAACCAGTCTTGAAGTGCTTCGAAGGACCAGCAAGCATTGTAAGTCCGGGAGTGATACCTCCATCAATCGATCCGGATAAGGCAACGTTAATCATTGGAACAGAAGTAGGCACCATGTCCTTCTTCGTGAAAATCTTGCTGTCTGCAAGTGTATCTGTTAAATCAATTGTGCTGTTTTTGAGTAGCTTATCTCTTAATGACATGTATATCTCCGTATAGTTGTATGGTTAGTATAGCGGTATATTAGTATAAAGTCAAGTGTTAATATAATCGTCCATCTTCTTTATGAACGCTTTAATTTTCTTTTCGCGGTCTGGCCATAGTATAGTATCTTTTTCAGGATTCTTCATTAAGTTGTTTAGGAGCGGCATAATCATCTTACGCAATCCCTGCAACTTATCTTCTGTGGTAGTTACCTTTGCTTGTAACTCTGTTGAGTCGGTAAAAGAAAAACCGAAATCGTCATCTTCATTTAGTTTCATGAGAAAAAATCCTCTAATGTTGATATATGTTCTGCATTCCATCCTATTACACTTGTAATTGATTTGACAGGCTCAAGGAACGACTTGTTGAACTGTAGCTCACGATCAATATACTTATCTAATCCTAATTCATCGGGCATTTCATCAGGTGTTGCGATAACAGTGTCATTGATAGGATTGGGAAACTTAAGATAAGCAAACCTAATCTTATCACCATTCTGAATAGGAGGAATATGGTTAATGTTCTTTTCTTTTAGTAAGTGATTGAACAGCAATGCACCCTTCACATGGATAGGAGTTCCTTTTACATAAATTGTAGCAGCATCAGCATATCCTTTCGGATCAGCGTCAAGACCTTTAACGCCTCTCGGAAAAGCAACATCCTCGAAAGGCAGTGTCATGAACTTAGCTTTGAACTCTTCAATAAACTGAATCAATTCATTTTGATCGCCGTTCATGATAATACCGAATGCTTTCTTAATGTTCTCGCGACAAGCATGTGGAGTTGAAGAACGAACAGCTTCAATACCAGACAACTTCAGCTTGGGTTTATCATACTGCACACCTTCAACGTTCCAAGCATTGAGAATGTACATTTTCTTACCACGCCAGATACCCTTGTTGGCAATGGTTTCACGCTTCATCTTCATCTTCTGCTGATATGCATTCATCATATCAGCCAGTTCCTGATAGCACTGATCCATATATGGCTGAATTTTTAGTTCACAGAAAGCGTCGATAGCTCCCACGATAAAATGGTCATCGTCAATTTTAAGATGCTTTACTAACTCCTCCATTGTAACATAGATTGAGTCAGTGTCAGAAGCGATTACATAGTCAATATCTGTTGTATTGAGAACCTTGTTCATGAACTGGTTCATTTTCTTTTCGATCCAACGAATAGAAAGCTGACCAGACATAGTGATAGCTTCTGCGTGGTTATGGTTGAACCAACGGAAGTACTGGTTACCCAAAGCACCATAAGCAGAGTTCAGCTGAATTTTCTTGGCCAGCTGCATGTTATGATAACGAGCAACCAACTTAGCATCTTCTGGGTTTTTAGTTTCTTCATAACGTTTCTTTGCTTCAATCATAAGCTTCTTATACTCTGATCGGCTGTTATACATTTTTTCCATCAAAGCAGGAAGAAATCCCTGCTTTTCGCGAGTATAATAACAACCATTGGCAGCATAAGCAACACCAGCCGCTGAACGATATGGTGAACCAAACGGATACTTAAGATCAAGCAAATCATCGATACTAGGCATGTCGTCAAGTTTACCAACAAAAGTTTCTGGACTGATGTTGTACTGCATAATCAGGTGCGGATACAGTGAGTTTAAGTCGAACGACACAACCCACTTACTCAAACCAATCTTTGGTTCTTTAACGTGACCACCGACCAATGCTTCGTTGTCAGGCTGCTTCTTGAACTGTGGGATGACAATGTTCTGCTCTAGCAGATAGTTGTGAATGATCACATCCCATGAGCGAACAGTTGTCATTGTGTCCGAATAGTTTACCTTGGCGTCATAGGCAAGCGCCATCACCTGTTCTAGAAACTTCAGCTTGTCGTCGAGTTTCTCGACCAGCACAACGTCTTGAATGTTATACTCAATAAACTTTTGATAATCTTTTTTATACAATTCTAACAGATTACCATACTCTGAGTAGTCAACCTTTTTCTCACCAAGTTCAATTTGTGAAATATAGTCAAGCTTATACGACTCTTGATTACCAAAAGTAAACTTGCGATAGAGTTGATAGTAGTCTAGAACTGTGATACCAACAGGCTCATAGCTTTGGTTTTCTTTACCTTTGAACTCAACCATACGTTCATTTAAGATTCCCCATGGCGAGAGTTTCTTTGCTTCGGACATACCAAGCAAACTTTTAATTCTGTTTACCAAGTATGGCATGTCGAAAAACTCGACGTTCCAACCTGTTACAATGTCCATGTCCAAATGCTGCCAAGCAAGCAAAAACTTAGCAAGCAAGTCATATTCATTCTTACATCTTAGATAACTTGTATTGGGATCATTGCTGATGAAATGTCCGCAACCAAACACATAGTTCGTTCCTTGGAAACGTAATGCAATTGCAGTAATTTCTTTGTCGGCTTTTTGGATGTTAGGGAATCCTTCGTCGGCAGCGACCTCGATGTCTATGTTACCGATACGAATAGTTTTTGGATCGTAGTTTATTTCACCTTTGAATGCATCAAAAATATATACGTATGTAAATGCATTCAGACCATAGATTTCCATGTTGGATACATCTTCATATCTTCCAATAAAATCTTTAGCATCTGAAATGCTATCAAACTGCATCTTTTCGACGGGTTTATTATCTAACGTGCGATACTTACCACCTTGTTTTTGAATAAACATATAAGGATGGTAGTTTTCAATGAACTTAGAACGTTTACCATTCTTAAACCCACGAACATAAATTTTATCACCACGTTGGAAAACACTTGTATAAAAATCCAACTCGTACCTCCAAACCAAAGTTATATTATACACTAAACAAACATAAAAGTAAAGGGGGATTGCTCCCCCTCTTTAAACCTTTATCGACCAAAGTATATGGAATTATCTTTTACCTTCCATCACTACACGTTCAATGTCATATCTACTGATACCAATGTCTGCTAAATCTTTGTCAGTCATTGCTTTAAGATCACGAATTGCGCGACTTTGTTCGCTAGATCTTAGTTTTCCAAATATTGCATCTGATAATAGGCTAAAAGCTGTAAACATTTTTATTCCTTTGTGTTTTGTTTTGTTTTGTCTACAATATCAATCTTCTTGGGCTTTTTTTCTTCAGGAATAATATTTTCCAACCATAGCTTTAACATACCATTTACAAGTTCAGCATTCTTCACTTCAACTGTATCAGCTAAAGTAAATTTACGAGTGAACGAACGATCCGCAATGCCCTTATAAAGATACTGAATTGGGTTTGTTGGATCCAGCTGATCTAGCGTCAAACCACCTTTAACAACAAGAGTGTTGTTTGCAATTTCAATGTCAATGTTCTGCTTACCGAAACCAGCAACAGCCATTTCGATAACATACTTGTTTTCATCAACCTTTGCAATATTATATGGGGGGTATCCTGGAATTCCCTTTAGGGTTTCTTCATGAACCTTGCCAAGTGTTTGGAGCATCTTGTCTGCTCCAATAAACATTCTGCTGAAGTTGTTACCTGGGAATCCGTTAAATGAAAATACATCATTAGTCATAGTTTTCTCCTTATGTAAGCGAGATTGAATTAATGGTCCCTTTCGGCGACCACGTATTATATAGGCACGTGAGATATTACTTTAAAGTGGTTAGTGTAATTTTTTTCCGAATGTCTCTTTTGCTACACAATATACGTCCATATTTCTAATATCAAGTATGAACATAGGAGTCATTTCTGCCTTCTTGTATTCAGATGCTGCCAATAACATTCTTGAAAAACTGTTATCAGACTCACCCATTTCTATCGCAGTTTCGGCAGAAGCTTCCATAATATGTTCTGGAATAACTTTATATGAAGACATATCGAACCCTTTTTCAGGGTATTTATTCGATTTTATACTCATTAATACGCTTCTCTTGCATTGTCAATTTATCCTTTTGGTGGCGGCGAGGATTGCCACATATATAACAAGAACAAGGTGTGCGTGTTTCTGCTATTCTTCTTATATGTTGCTCGCGAGATTCTTCGCCCCAAAACCATCTTTTAATCCAATGAAACTTAGAAACCTTTTGCTTCATGCGTTCATGGTGGTGACGACGTTCTGCTCTTGTTCTCATGTTACCTCGATCTATCTGGATACCACTTTCCGTCATAGTATTCTCCGTGGCGTGCGGACTCATAATCCGACCACCCGGGATTATCCACCTTTTTTCTTTCAACAACTTGAGATGCATTTACACTAGCTGTCTGAGTTCCTGCAACACTATAAGCTACTGCTTTCATAAATGTAGGGCAGTATGCATCAGAGCAAACATAGCCCATTACATTACTCAGATCTATTCCGCACTTACCACATTTAGGTTTGTGGTAAAGTGGTCCTGGAGGAGTTGTTGGCCAAGTAGGATTTACAGGATAAGGATATCGACCAGTTTCTAACTGGGCAACCCTACCCTCCAAATACACCAGTCTTGTCTGTAGGTGTCGTATCATTTCCTCTAGTTCTTCGTTCGAGCTCATCGTGAAACCCTTTCATAAATTCTCTGTAAATCGTAGGTGAGTCAAGCATTAGTTCGCAATACAAACGACCAAAGTCCTTCGCGTGACTGTAGTAATAATCCTTGACCAACTTTTCGTTATATTGCCAACCAAACATTTCACTCAGTCCCACAATGATTGATAGTACTTACCGAAAAGAGTAAATCCATTCTGCTTGCGCTTGTGATATGCATCATACTTTTCTTTGTTGAACTTACCACGCTCACGTTCGCGCTTCTCTGACCAAAATGATTCTTCTTTTTCAACCACAGTGCCATCAGCTTTCAAAACACTGTACATGCGAGGTTCAATTACTTCATCAGGAGCATAAGGATCATAGAAATTCTTATCGCCTTCGTCTTCATCAAGTTCCTGCTCAAAACTCCAGATCATCTGATCAAGAACCCAAAGCCACTGTGACTGAAACTTTTCGTCTACTGCAACACGTTCTTCTGCAGTGGCATTTAAACTCTTATCGTAGCAACCATGATTGAAAACTGCATCTTCTCTTTCAGAGAAAAGAAGATGTTCTGGCAAGTCTTCCTTGCTTACAAAGGGACTGCCATGCTTTGTATCTCTAAGCTGCTTGAGCATAGGTAGAGCGATATGTGCCAGCGTATGATCCATTGACCAAATGTCATAGTTGTCAATGCGAACATTGATCTTACGTTTTCGCTCACTGATAAGCTTATTGATTGTTGCATCTAAAACAGTTTGACACCAGCCCTCAAGCTTTTCGAGAAGCTTCTCAAAAAGAGTCGAGCTTTCTTCCCAATCATACTTGTACTTCTTGTTCATGAACTTGTAATGGAAAGTAGCAGCGTAACGATTATTTGTATATGGTCCGATATATACTTTCATTTATCTCTCTCTAAATTATTAACGAAAATGTTCCAAACAACTTCCCAAGACCAACTATCCCTAGCAACTATACTACATTTTTTTCTTGATAAAGTCAAGCACTTTTTTATCGCTTTTTCCAAATCATTATCTAGTAATCCAGTATACTTGTTGTCTACAACGTCAATTGGACCTTGAACGGGATATGCAGCAACAGGAGTTCCACAATACATAGACTCAATCATTACTACACCAAAGGTGTCTGCCTTGCTAGTGAAGACAAAACAGTCCGCAGTTTGATAAAACTCAGCGAGTTCTTTGCCAAACTTATATCCAACAAACTTTACATTTGGATATTTTTCTTCAAGTTCTTTCTTATACGGGCCATCACCAACTACAATCTTAACATACTTATCTGGCAATGAACAGAACACATCTAAATTTTTCTCTTTTGAAACTCTGCCCACAGATAGAAGTATTGGTTGTTCTTTGCTTTTTGTGTATCTAGGTGTGAAGATTTCTGGGTCAACACCTCTTGGCCAAATAACTTGTCTGCGACCAATCTCATTATCAATCATAAACTGTCTAACAGTTTCAGTTGGACAAAATACTTTACGTTTTCTATGAAACCATTTAATGTAGTTTCTAGTAATCCATTCAGGAACACCAGCAACTTCTTTCATAAACTTTGACCAGTCTGTATGATAAGATGTGGTGTATCTTCTGTTTTTAGCGGTTAAAATAAATGCAGCAGCAAGACCTAGCGGTCCTTCAGTCGCGATATGATAGACGGTATCAGTTTTATATTTGAGATACTTAGATATCCCAATAGGTATTGCAAATGGTATTTCAGGATAAACTTTAGAGTGAAGTTTCCTCTTAAATAACCCAGGATGGACAACAACGATATCGTATCCATCTCTCTTAGCAAACTCCACCATTTTCTTTAATGTGGTAACAACACCACTTACTTGCGGTTCCCATGCGTCTGTTACTATGACTATTCTTTTGAAGTCCAATGAACTATCTCCCAGGTGCCATCTGTGTTTTCTACGAGTGCTGTACAACTTTCCACCCAATCTCCAGAGTTCATATACTCAACTCCGTTGATTTGTTTGATCACAGCAGTATGTATATGCCCGCAGATTACACCATCATAGCCTTGAGACTTACAATAATCAGAAAGAGTGCTTTCAAAATCAAATATAAAGTTCACAGCACCTTTTACATTAGCCTTTAGATATGCAGACAAACTCCAATAACCAAAACCAAAAAACTGACGAACTCTGTTATAGAGTTTGTTCAGTTTGAGCAATATGGCATATGCGTTGTCGCCAAGGTAACTTAACCATTTTGCGACCTTGTGTACACCATCAAATAGATCACCATGCACTACCAAATATCTTTTGCCGTTTAGTGCCTGATAATCATGTGTGTCTTTGATTTCAATAGACTCAATGTCAATTGAAACGTCTAACCATTCACGAAGAAACTCATCATGGTTGCCTGTAAGATAGACAACTTTAGAACCATGACGCTGTTTGTTGATTATCTGGCGAATGACAAGTGAATGTGATTGTGGCCAGAAGACACGCTTTCTTAGCTTCCATCCATCAATAATATCACCAACAAGAAATAGATTGTCACAAGAATGATTTTTAAGGAAAGAGTTAACTCCATCTGCCTGTGATCCTTCGCTTCCTAAATGGATGTCTGATATAAAGATAGAGTTATAGTGCTTGATCTTCTTTTTCATTTAAGATTTTAATTTAGATATTCTGTCCAGGCTTCTGAGTTGCAGCCTTAATATCATCTGCTGTAATTGATTTGCAAATGAAAAAAGTCGTACCAGCATTTGTACCAATCTCAATCTGTTTCTTATCAACTAACTCTTGACCAGCGGCATTACATTCTTGTTCGTTGTTGTATTCGGGCTTGTTAGGAAAATGAACATCGGTATAGACATCACCGTTGCTCATGACAATATTTAAAACGATAAACCAAATCATGACTTACTCCTTTGCGTCATCAATTGCTATAATAATTTGTCTTAGGACATCTTCTCCAGGAATATGATTGTCCAAGTTAATCATGCCTGGAGTTTTACGACCAGCTTGAAACCCGCTGATCCAGCACCTAAGTTTCTGTAGTTCTATTTTCCAATGCTGCTCCACTGGGATCTTCAGCTTCTTCTGCGGCGATTTCGTCATTCAACCTTTTCCTGAAATCTATGACCATAATTGTGAAAGAAACAAACATCATGCCATATTTGGACATTAGGATCATATACTTTTCCCAAGCAGCATCCTTATTTTCTTTCGGCTCGTCGGGAAGTGACTTATAATAATCATAGTATTCTGTTACGAATTTTGCACAGTCTTCAAGTTCATCAAACTGTAGCGTTTCTACATACTTAATAAACTCTTCTTTTGTGAAACTTTTCATTTTAAGACCCTTCCATGCTAATTGTTCTATCAGTTTTTTCGTAAACCTGCGTCCAACCAACGCCATAACACGGTACCACCTCAATGTACTGAGGCAAACCATTGCTGTCGCGCTCGCCATAACCATGCCAAGCAAACCAGCCTGGATACTTATCTACGTACATACGCTGGATTACCAATGCTTGCTTGTCAGCCTTGTCAATGATTCGCACCAACTCACTACGACAATGTAGCAGTAGTTCGCGAACCTTGTGTGGTTCCATTTCTTCTGGATTAAACATACCACCCATCTGCAGGTAGTTGTCAATCATTTCAATTGTCGGATGGTTCATCTTGTCATGTATCCTTTATATCCACATTCTGTGTTAGAACATTGTACGTTGATCTTAGGTGGATCGCTCGTTAACATAATACCTGGAGTAGGATTAAACAACTCGCTGCCACAGTGGTCACAAGCAATTGCTAGACCAGATGGCTCGAGCCGATAATAGTTTCTATTTTCTGACTCGTGTTCTCTTAACGTTTTCATTTCTTATTCCTTCACAATAGCTAGGAGTTGCTCATACTGTTCATCAAGTTGCTTCCAGAAAGAATGATACCTATCATTATAGAGAGCAAACTTGAAGTATAGATATTCTGAAGCATAGTCTTTTGCAAACCTTACTTCCTTATTAGCAATAGTCCTAGAATGATTATGCCAACGATCTGCCATTTTAACAAAGATGGAAGTGTTATACCGACGAGTACGATAGTATGTGTTGAGGTGTCGTTCAGTTCGTGTTGAACCTTTACCATCAGTCACTGCATCTACAAACTCAGCAATATCAAATCCAAATGTGTCATAGATGTCTTCACATGTTACTGATGTGTCTTCAATGGTGTCATGCAGCCATCCAACAGTAACAGCATCATCAAGAGAAAAAGTACAATCATTCTCATTTGCAATGTACTCTTCACGAATCTTATCAGTCACTGCTGTAAGATGGTCTTCCATTGAGAGACAACCATGTCGTTGGTTGCTATGGACACGCAGTGCAAATTCTTTAGCCTTGTCAATAATATTCATCTCAATCCTCAATCGCATCAATACGGAAAGTTTGATTAGGCTCTACGTTTAAAGTACGATCCATATCCTTAGAACCATCAGGATTCCAAGAACGAACACGAATCTTGTTAATTCCTGCAGGAACTTTCCAAGTAGCAGAGTTCCTGTTGCTGTTTGCATTAGCAGCAGCTGCAAAAAATGGTAGTGTGAATAGTCCTGCCAGCAAAAGGCGCTTTCTCATTATCATATCCTTATATTATAGGTCAACGTCAATAAAGACAAGTTCGCCAAGGCACTGGAAAGTAGTACCGTTGATTTTCTGCCTACGAGTGTTATGCCAATGACCAAACACCCAAAGTTCCGGCTGATGCATTTCAAACATCGCCTGTAATGCTTCACCAGTGCGCGTGTAGATCTGTTTGTTATCACCAAGACCTAATCCCTTGCTAAGAAATATTTCCCAAGCGACTGATGTGGGACAGTCGTGTGTGATCATAACACGAGGTTTCAGCTGTACATACTGTTCAATAATTTTTTCGAACCTCTGTGAACTTACCTCTTCTCCTGGCCACCAATCGACCATAGGTGTACGATGTGCAAAGTCGATTGACCAAGCACCACCAACATACATCACATCGCCTTCAACCGTACCATCCTCGATATATCCAGGCATGGTCTTACACAGTTCCGGATCATCGTGATTACCACGAATGAAACGATGCTGTGGGTGTTCTTTCTGCCACTCGATTTCTTTCTCGTGCCAAAACGGACTAAAGAAACCGATACCGAAGTCACCCACCTGAATAGAACGTTCGGGCTGAACAATTTGTCTACCACGAACGCCTGTGACAAGCGCGTAACTTCGGTAATCGTAGATATTACCGTGGATGTCGCCAATGATGCGTGTTAGCGCCATAATTTAGATCCTCTCGATAATGGGCTTTCCGACAATCCCCGCCTTGACTTCGCGAATATAAGCGAATGCGTCCTGCATCAACTTAAACTTCTTGGTCTTATCAACCAAGAAACCGTTCTTGTCCTTAACAGTGTAGATTACCTTGAACATTTCGCTCTCCTTATCTTAGGATTAAGTATAACGCCATCTGAATTTAAAGGCAAGTCTATTTATTTGCTCCAGTCCATCGCTGCCCAGTTACGATCTTCAAGTAACTCGACCTGATCAGGATACTTTTCTAGCAATTGCTGCCAGACAGGTGCTGTTGCCATACGCAATCCATAAGTGTCAACATAACAATTATATACAGAACCGGATGACCCGTAAAATTGCCAGCGATCAGTCGTAACGTCATAGACGCACTTATCAATACCACTGTTAAGACGCCAACTATCGCCGTTAAGATATCCGCCAGACCAACCACCAAGCACCTTATAGAATACTTGGCCCTCGTTTGTTATACGAATAATTACCCAACTGTCTGGTGCATATTCAGCCATTACCAACCTCACTGACCAACATATTCGAACACATAGGTATACTTACCATCCGCCCATTCCTTCACCTTGATTACCTTCCAACGTTCGGAACGGAATTCATGCGCATACTTACGCTTGAGGTAAGACAGAGAACCAGAAACAACCAACTTATCCATTAGATCTAATCCTTCATTTGCCACAGTGTGATTATACTAGGTTTGGTATTAAAAGCAACCAAAAAGTGTGACCAACTTT